GTCCTTCAATAGCTGCACAGACTCGACAAGCCACTGCTTGGCAATGATGGCACCAGCGGACTGGAGCAGGGTGTTCAATGCTGCGTGTTCGCTGCGCACCCATACACGCCTGCCATCGAGACCCGGTAGGTGTCCCTTCTTGACGAACTTTGACAGCTTCTTCTTCAACTCAGCCAGACCGGGCGTGTTGTTGATGAAGTTGTCAATGAGCTTCTTACCCTTGGTAGAAGAACCACCAACGATGGAGCCAGCCTTCTCAGCACCAGCACCATAGAGAACGCCATAGGTCAGCGTTTTCGTCATGTTCCTCACCTTCTTATGCTCAGCGCTGTCGTCCTTCACCGTGCCCTTTGGCACCAGCCCAAATGCCTGTGCATTCATCCAATGAACGTCGCCTGTCAACAGTGTATTCGTCCATTCTTCATCATTCAGATAGTGAGCAAGACAACGTAGCTCGATGCCGCTGAGGTCAACACCAACCTGCATCCTGCCCTGACCTGGGTGCCACACCTCTCTGCATTCATTGCCATAGGGCGCTGACACATTCGGCACCTGCCCAAGGTTGGGGCTGTTGTGTGTGGCTCTGCCTGTGACAGCACCACAGGCAATGATGCGTCCATAGACAACACCATCCTTCTCCTTCTCAAGCCAGCTACTCACCTGTGCCACACGCTTTTGCAGCATCAGATATTCATTGAGCAGCTTAGCCTCGGGCTTGTCGATGTCACCGAGGATGTCTTCATTGATGCTGATGGAGCCCTTCTCCGTTGTCTCAGTGAACTCAACACCGAGGCTCTGAAGACGCTCTGCAATCTGTTGCCTGCTGCCAGGATTGAATGGAATAACCTTCACCTTCATCGGACCCGGCAGCGCTTCCTGTATCACCCTTGACGGCTTAGGCACACCAGAGGACTTCAGCAATTCCAGCAGAGCCCCTTTGGTGTCTGCCTTGTACTCCTTCCAATCATCAGTGACAACTTCCCAAAATTGAGGAGTCTTTGTCTCTTCTATGGTTGGTGGAAATACTTCCTGTAGGCGATTTTCAATGTCAGCCATCTTACCTGACAGTGTAGCCAGAAGAGTCTGAGCTTTAGGGACATCGATGGGATAACCATTGTCCATCATCCTTTTGCAGATGTGAGCAACCTTGTGCTCTAGTTCAATGCTGTAGTCACTGAAGCCCATAGCATTCATCTCTTGCGTCAGGTGTTGATGTAGCTTCTCCAGCAGCAGCACATCCTGAATGCAATAGTCTTCCATCTCCTGAGACCAGCCTGTGTCAAAGGCGTCGAAGTCTCCCTTGTAGTCGCCAAAGCGAATGCCCCAGCTACGCAGGCTGTGCTTTCCTGCCTTTGGGTCTTCTTCAGGTGGAGCTAGCTCAGGGTTGTACAGCCGTGACATCACCAACGTATCTACCTGCATATGCTCAGGCACATGCACCTTCCACACCTTGGCTAGGACATCAAAGTCAAACTCAATGCCGTTGTGGGCAACAACTTCATGCTCATCAAGATATTGCTGAAGACCTGTCCTGTCCCGCCATGCCTTCACCTCATCATCTTTCTTGGTGACGACAAGCCAGATGGTGTCATGGGCTAGGTTGGTTTCGATGTCAAGAAAGATCACAGCAACACCTCTTCTTCCTCGATGTCATCAATCTCCAGCATCCTGCCTGTCTGCTTGTTGAACAGCAGATAGCACGCTGGTCCTGTCTCACCATTCCATCGATTCTTCAGCACACGCAGCCGTGTCTTGTTACGCTCCATCGGGTCATCGGCTTGTCCATTGCGCTCAAGACCTATCACCATGTCGCTGAGTTGTGCGATAGAAGCGCTGCCACGAAGTTGAGACAGAGACGTAGCAGCGCCTTCTTCGTGGCCTTTGCCATCGGGCCTCTTCAGATGTGACACCACAAACAAACTGATGGTGGTTTCTTCAACCAACATACGCAGCTTCGTCATGATCTCATCAATGGCTTTACGCTCATCGCCATTCTCTTGACTGCTGACAAGAATGGAGAGGTGATCAAGGAAGATGTATTTGCAATTGAGAGCCTTTGCCATGTAGCGTACACGGTTGACAATGTTCTCGATGGCACCGGAACCAAAGTGTTGAAACAGATACATCCGTCCTGTGCCAAGGGTGCGTTCAAAGCCATCCTTGCGTTCTTCTTCAGAAGCAACAGTGTCTGGCAGATGCAAAGGCTTGTTCACTGCCAACGACATCAAAGACAAGCCTGTCTTCCTGATGCCTTCTTCCATGAACAAGAAGCCAAGGTTGTCATCTGTGTTGCACAGCACATGCCAAGCAATCTCACGCATCACCTGAGACTTACCTAAGCCACTGCCAGCAGTGATGGTGACAAGCTCGCCTGTGCGGATGCCGTTGGTGAGAGAGTTCAACCCAGCCCACGGATAGAGACACTGTGCAGGCTCTGGTGGTGTTGACACCAAGTCCCACAGCGTTGTTCCTGCAATGATGCCATCAGGGATGTAGGACTCAGCACTCCACCACCGATGCACAAACACAGCCTCTTTATTTGCTGCGGTGTAGTCACAGGCATCCTTCATATCAGGGTCGTGCTTGAACACCTTGGCTTTGTTGCCAAAGAGTTCTGCCACTTCCTTCGCTGCCTTCTTCCCAGGCTCATCATTGTCAAAGCAGATGACAATGTTCTCAAAGCTGTCTAACCATTCATAGGCTGCTCTGCAATCCTTCAGAGCATTGGAAGCACCGCTGCGGATGCTGACACAAGGCCACTTGCTGCCAGTGGCTTGGAAGGCTGCTAGCGTGTCGAATTCTCCTTCCGTCACAGTGACGTATTTGCCACCAGCGGTGTAGAGATGTTGACCAAACAACGCAGCCTTACCAAACTCTCCTTCAACATGAAACTTCTTTTCTGCAATGTTCCGCACCTTTGCAGCGACAAGAGTGCCGTCTTTGTCGTGATAAGGGAAATAGAAGTCCTTGTCACTTTTGACGACACCATAGCGCTCCAATGTAGCCCTGGTGAGCCTGCGGTCTGAAACAGGACAGGCTTCGTTGTCGTCAAAGTATTTGGAGACAATGCTCACGTTTTTCCTTTTGGTAGGGATGATGATGTCTTCGTCGTCGTCTGCTGGGAAGAACCCAT